GATTGGGGATAGATTGACTGATAAGTGCCATTAAAGTGATCTCCGTCCCTGTCTGTCGATGATAGCAAATGTGTCGTAGTTGTCAAAGATATTGTGGTCATCTGAAGCTTTATCAAACTCTTTAAGTTCCATTAATGCACCTTGCTCATCTCTCATTTGAAAGTCATGTAATGTACCTGAACCTACTACACGGTCTTGGAAGATACGAGTAGCTCTTAGTATGACATATCTTTTACATACTTCAGGTAAATCATTAAATATTAATTGTACTACTATGTCTAAAGCAGAAGCAGAACCTATATTAAAAGTGTGGTTCTTTCTGTCATACATTTTTAAACCACGTTGTACTAAGTCTGGGCTTTCTGAACCTAGTGTGGCATCTGCTCGTAGTATATCAGAAGGTAGTATGATCTCACCATCTGTTGATACAGCAAATAATTTATTTAATTCTCTGTTGAAATGCCAACCCATAGATTGTACTTCACGGTCTACTGTGTTTAATATTGTTTCAGCTATCTCTGCTTCTATTAGTCCAGAACTTAGACTACTTACTGGTGCTTCTCCAATAGCAGATAACATTGTATTTACTGCATCTAGCTGTGTTGTTCCTGCCATTACATTCTCCTATGAATGTGTTATACTCATTTAGATTTCTTCTTATATTTATCCATTACTATTTTTTTATCAGGATTTTTCTTAACTTCTTTTTTAGCATCAGCTATACCTTTTTTAGTATAGTTATATTTTTTCCCATTTACTTCTGGCATTTAAGTCTCCAATAAAAAAGGAGGTGCACTTCTACACCCCCTGTTAAAGTTAATGATTAAGCAACTGCAGTTAAAGCAATACAAGCAGCAGGACGTAATACGTTGTGTCCCATTGCATATTTTGCTACCATCAGTGTACCTTGTCTATTGATTTGATACTCAGATTCCATACCTAAGTCAAGCAACTTAACTGTTGCTACAGATTCAGGTGTAAAGATGAAACCTCTAAACTGTTTAGCAAGAGCAACCATGTCAGCACCATCTACAGCAGCAGTAGGTATATCATAATGAGTAGTTCTTCCTGATCCAGCTGTATTAGCTAGAGGAGCATTACCACTAGTCTTACCTTCGTTAGCATTTGATGTAGTAAAGTTCTGATACAGATTATTAACATCAGCATGGTTAGACATAATCACAGGCATTCCTGCAATCATTGGAACTTGTGCAGAAGCAATAGAACCATTACCACCAAAGTCTGAGTTCATATAGGTTAACTTAGTACCATCTGTAACATCTAATAATGCATAGTACTGTGTAGGTGGAAGTGCTACTACAGCTGAAGAGTGATCAACATTCTTTATGTCAAACTCTTTCTTTGCATCAAAGATAGCTTTTGCAATCTTAGCTGGATCAAGTGCATGTGCAGAAGATGACCCAATGATTACGTTAGATGTGAAATCTTCTTCAGAGAAATCTTTATATCCTTGAACAAGTCCAGCTGCTCTAGTAGCATTAGTTGATAATGCAGCTTTAGTTAACATTCTTGCTACGTTTTTATCAGCTTCGTTAGCTAGTGCTATACCAGCTTCCTTTGAGTAGATTGAACGTACATCATAGTGGTTCATAGCTTCATCAATATTAGCAATGAATTGACTAGAGATAAGCAAGTCATCAATAGTTACAATTCTCTCACTAGCTCTGATTGAGCCACCTGTGATCTCATTTCCAGGAGTTAGGTATTCAGCTGTTGCTCTACCTGTCATAGGAAATGATGCAGATTTACCCTTACTAATAGTACGAGTTCTTACTTTGTCCATTAGGACTTTCTTTTCTTCATAGGCAGTTAGGACTTCCCCAGCATATAGCTTGAGAAACAGGTCTCTAACGTCACCTGACTTATTGGTTTGACCCTGAAAACTTACGGTGTAAGCAGGGTTTGAAGCAGCTTGTGCCATTTTATATTACCTCTTAGTAGTTTAAGTTGAGTTGAAATTACACTCAGCATTTCTACAACCTTTCTCCAAGAGTATCCCTCGCAAGGGGTCAGGGGTAATAGTTTGTCTTTTAGCTTAGTGTTAATAGGAATGATCAGTTCCTTTTAAATACACCAAATTAATCATGTACTTAAAAGGAAGGGGGATTGCTCCCCCAACCATAACAACAATGTTAAAACAGGCTGGACTTCTGTAACTTAGTAGCTACAGCCTGTCTGTAGGCAGGATCATTTGCATATCTAGGGTCACGCATTGCTGCAGTCATTTGAGCAGTGCTCTCAAACTTCCCACCTGTGGATGCAGAACTTGTACCACCTTGTATAAGGTTAGGTTCTGCCATAGAACGATATCTAGCAAACAATCCTTGAACAGCCATCTTAATTACTTGAGAGTTCTGTCCACCCATTGTTGTATTATAAGCATCTACTTCTTCAGGAGGTAAAGTATCTTTAGCCCACTGTACCATAGTTGCATATTCGTCTGCTCCCCCTACAAGGGAGTACATTTCACCTGTCTGTTGTGCAGCAAGAGCATCTTGTCCTGCTACCCATGAGTCTACCATACTTGGTGGAAACCCTGCTTCATCTAATGCTGTATATGCATCATCTGATAGAGCACCATTGTCAAAGTATTCTTGTTGAAAAGTTGAGAAGTCTAAACCTTTACTATCTAAAAGTTCAGCTACCTCTGTTGGGTTTTCTGTAGGAGTTTCTTCTTCTTGAGCACCTTGACCTAGCTTAGTCTCTAAAGATGCATAAGCTTTAGCCATATCTTCAGCACTTTTAAATTTTTCAGGTAACCATTCTGGACGAGATTCATCAACTTCTTCTCCTCGTTCCTTATCAAGCATAGCTTGTTGATGCTCTGTTGACTCTGGTGTTTCTTCTTGAAAAGTATTTATTTGATCTGCCATATTTATCCTTCTGATTCAACAGCACCTTTAGCTAATTGTGGTGCAGCACCTTGTGCCATACCTGCTGCTGTTTGTTCTAACATTTGTTGTTGTTGCATTTGTTGAGCTTGCATCTGTTCTTGTTGCTTCTGCTCTATTGATTTAATAAGACCAGAAGTATCAATCCCTAGAGATGCAGCAAGTCTATCAATGTAGTCAGATATGTTTAACTCACTAGCTATAACTTCTTGTCCTAGTGGTTGTAGATATTGTAAGAAGGTAGCAAGTTTGTTTAAATCTTGACCTCTTCCTAGTGCTTCTATACCTGTGACTACAGTAGGTCTTATACTTTCTTTAGGTAAACGTGGCATCTTACCTTGTTTAACTAAAGATTCTAATAGTATATTAATTAATGGTAACTGAAATTCTTGAGACAATATAGAATACACACCCCCTAGAGCAGTCTCTAATTCTTGTGCCATGAATCTTACTTCTTCAGCAGTAACACGTTCAGCTGATCTCTGTACACTACTGTTAAGTAGGAATGCAGCAGACAAACGATCATTAATCATTCTCATAGTTTCTAAAGCTACTCTAAAATCAGAAGCTTTCTGTACTTGTAGTGTTGATACATCATTAGCATCACCTGTTAAGAATGCACCGTTAGGAGCTTTGGCTAAGTTAACACTTTTTGTTGTACCATTTGGTCTAACAAGAAATAAAACTTTAGCAGAAGCAGCACTACCTTGTACAATAGCCTGAGTTAAGGCTTCTAAACTACGTAAGTCACCTAAGTATTCTTCAATGAAACCTCTACCATAATCTTCACCATCAATACGTATGAATCTCAAAGGAATAAAAGGATTGTTATCTTTCTTAAACGTACCTTCTGATTCAGGTACTAAGATACCCATCACTTCTTGATGAACTCTAAATCCATTTTCATTTCTTTTTACACAAGTGTATAAATCATAACTTTTCTTAGGTGATTCTGAATAAGGTACAGATTCTTTGATTGAGTCTGGTAACATTAAAGCATCTAAGCTTTCTTTTGTTATAACTTCAAGTAAGTTACCCATCGTATCACGTTTAGTAACATAACGGTCAGGTCTAAATACTTTCATACCACCTTCTTTAGGTAGGTATACTAGTGCATTACCTGTAACAATCAGAAGTTTGAGTGCTTCAAACGTTGGTACTCGTATAGCTTTAGCTTCTATTTCTGACATAGCTGCACGTTCAATACGTGCTAGTCCTTCTTCTACTTGTCCTCTATTCTCACCTGCTATTTCTTGTAAGTCAAAGTCATCAATCGTTAAACGAAAGAAAGGACTGTTAGGTGGTAGCAAAGCAAGTAGTAACTTTGAAGCTAGGTTGTTTACACCTCTTGCTCCAATGCCTTGATAAGGTGTGGCATAGGTAGATGAACTACTGTGTCCTTCCTCTGGCATAAGAGTAGGTATAGTTAACTTAGCTGCTTCACGACCTCTCTCAAGGAACGTATCTCGTTCTCCTTCAAGTTGACTGTACCGTTTAGCAACAGTACCTACATCTTCTTCCATAATATTAATCCTCTTTTAAAGCTGAGTCAGGTATGAATAA